AAAAAGTCAAAAACCTTAATGCTAGTATTGTCAAAGAGGCTTTCCCTGATTTGTTCTAGATTATGCTCCGCCTCAAGGAGTATAGATGGCAACAAGAAGAAAGAAAATAAACTTAAGAAACCTTTTGAAAGAACATGAACAGTCGCAGTATGAGACTACGCTATATGATTGTCAGTTTTGGTTTGACATTCTCAATAAAGAGATGTTTAATGAAGAACTGCCACGAGTACCTTTTGAGTTCAAGTGGCTAAGAAAATGTTGGGCGTATTACGAGTACTATCCTAAAACGCCCGACAAGCCAGAGAAGATCATCATGAACAGAAGATATCCGTCACAAAAACTGTTCGTCGAATGTCTTGCTCACGAGATGGTTCATCACTGGCAGCATAAGAAACTTGGTTGGCGTAAGGTAGACCACGGCGATGAGTTTCTAGATTGGTGTAAGAAAGCAAAACAAATTGGTCTACGTATGGGTGAAGAGCAAAGCGAATGAAGAATAAGCAGCGTGATTTTGAAGACCACAACGATTTCGAGTGGTATGAAGAGCGTGGTAAAGGTAAGATCAAAAGGGCTAGAACCGACGTTCAGCCTAAGCGCGAGACCAAGAATTGGAAGAAGGCTTGGACTCAGCATACCGACGACTACGATGAGCGCGATGAGTTCTACGGAAAAAAACTCTAAAACATAAAATAGTTCTTGACAGATATCTCGGTTTAGCCTATTCTCTATCTGTAAGTTGATGAGGAGACATAAACATGGCTATCACCTATGTCGTCGAGACCTACAACACCGAGACCAAGAAGTACGACCGCGAAACCAAGACCATCGCGGTCGGCGCTACGCTCGATACTTGGGGTGGTTCAATTCGCATCATGTCCGATGAGTGGGCTTCGACCACCTTTGCGTCTTACTGGGACGAAGACACACAGCGCATTAAGCAGATTTCTGAAGTCTCCAGTGTTACTGTCGATGCAACCCCAGAGGTCGTAGCTAAGGTCAAGAACTTTGTCTACGCTCAGGCTTATGCAAAGGCTCTTTCTGACGCTCAGAACGAAGCTGCGCGCATCACGAAGGAGTCCATTGTCAAGATTGCTCGTGGTCGCACCTCGAAGGGCGTTGAGGGCAAGGTCGTCGTCACGATGCAGAAGCCCTATCAGGCTGGGTATCGTGCGAACCTTGAACTGAAGCTGGGCGTTGCCACTTCTGACGTTAAGGTCAAGGTTGCTGCTGCAAACGGTAAGGTCTACGAAAACTATCGCGATGTCGTGTGGGTCTGGGCTCGCAACTGTGATCTGGTTGTAGTGCCGGAAATCGATTTGGAAGCTGTTAAGGAGCGCGCCAGCTATGCGACAGAGAGCCAGCTTAGGTCCTACAAGGGGGTCGCGTAGACCCCCGCCAAACCTCGCCGCACAGGCTCTAGCTGAACCATTGTATCGTCAGCGTATAGTCAAGTCTAAGAAAACCTACAGTCGAAAAGACAAGTTCAAGTGTTGTAAAAATGCAACATTAGACTAAAGTCTTATATTCGACTGTAGGTTTTTTATTGCGTTTCTTCGTGGTATATCGTATCTTATATACATGATGAAGAGAAAACGTCGTCTTGACCGTAACCACATCGTCTACAGCTTGACTGTGGGTAAGTTCGAGTATATCGGCGTGACTTACGTCGAGGATCGTTCTCCCGTTAAGTCTCTACGTCGGCGCTGGCAGAAGCACGTTCGCCGCGCTTTGACTGAGGGTCGCGATTGGGCGCTCTGCAAAGCGATTCGCAAGTACGGTCCTGATGCTTTCACCGTCGAAGTCCTTGAGGTTGTGCGTGGTAAGCCTGCTGCACACGAGCGTGAGCGTGAGCTTATCCGTACAATCAAGCCTAAATTGAATACAGATGTGCGGTGATTGAAGATTTCCCTTGACAACGGAACGAAACTTTCCTATTCTCTATATGTAAGAGAGAGACAGGAGCTTCACATGGCTTACATGAATCAAGACCGCAAGGCTCAGATCGCCCCCGGCATTAAAGAGATTCTGAAGCGGTTTGGTATGAAGGGCACTCTCGCCGTTCGTGACAATTCAACCCTCGTGCTGAACATCAAGTCGGGCTCGCTCGACTTCATCAAGGACTTTAACGAGACTTTAAACTCTCGGCCTGATGGTTTTCGTCTCGGTAGCTTTGCTGAAAATTCTTTTACTGTTAACCCTTACTGGTATCAAGAACAGTTTTCGAACAAGGTGATCCGTAAGTTTTTTGATGAAGTGTTTCGTGCAATGAACATCGGCAATTGGGATCGCTCTGACAGTCAGACTGATTATTTTGATGTCGGCTGGTATGTCGATGTTAACGTCGGTAAGTGGAACAAGCCTTACATTCTGGAGAAGTGAAATGTCTATGATGAAGGATTTTCTGATGAATATCGAGGAACTCGCTTGGGAAGCCATTGAACTTGGCTTTCAGACGGACGAAGAAATCTACGCCTATGTCAGCATGACGGATAGTCGGGTAAGTCTCGACACAATTCGCACAATTACCTCAGAAATGTTCGCTTTTGGGCTTGACGACCGCGAAGCAATCGTGTATCACTAATATGTAAGTTAATAGAGACACACAGCACAGAAAGGAAAGCACATGCCGTACATCATCTCTGACGAACTCAAGTATGCTCGCACCAAGATGTTCATCGAAATTTCGAAGAAGAACAAGTGGCGGCTCACTCCCGAAGCCTTCATGGCAGCCGTTAATGGAAGTAAGCGGCTTGTCAATAACATGCTCTATCTTGCACGGCGTTCTGGTTACGTGAAGGTCGAGACTGTTCTCGATGGTCGTAATGTTGTCTGTTGGAACGTCAAGGTCACCGGTGAAATTCCTGATGCTCCTGCAATCACCGTTTCTGCGCTGACGCCTCCGAAGGGTCGAAAGACTTTGAAGAGCATGTCTAAGAAGATCGTCGAAAAGAAGACGAAGACCGAGAAGATCGCGAAGGCTGTCAAGCCTATCAAGACCGCAGAACAGATCAAAGTCGAAAATCTTGAAAAGATGAAGGCTGTCACTGCGAAGCGTAAGACGAAGAAGACCTTCGCTGATGAACTTGACAGTGACGAAGGTCTCAACGTGACCTATGGCGTTGATCCTGCTTGGGACTCGACCGAAGGTCTCGACATCAAGAAGCTCGTTGCGTGAGGTGAAGTGATGAATGAAGACGTATTCGATTTTGTTATCGCTCGTCCTTGGGACAAAAGTGAAACCAGTGCATACAATCTATGCATCTATGCGATGGGAAACGAAGTTCAGCGTGGCGATCTAGAGTTTGCTGTAGAACTGCGAGATTCCGTAAACTTTCTCGAAAAGGGTAAGCAATACTCGATCTATCGTGTTGCCTTCGAAAAAGTAGAGGTGAAGTGATGACTAAGATTGTAATCAATAGCTGCTACGGTGGTTTCGGTCTGTCTGAGGCTGCCATGCGTCTGTATGCCGAGCAGAAGGGTCTGCCTTTCTATGTGTATAGTCAGTATGAGTCGGATATGTTCAAGCGGTATTTCACGGCTGATCCATCCGGTATGTTCAAGATTGACGAGTATGGTATGACTCGGTTTGATAATGACTTCTATCGCAAGTATTCTTTGTACGACAAAGATTTTGATCGTACTGATCCTGTGCTTGTTGAAGTTGTAGAGGAACTTGGTGAGAAGGCTAATGGCTTTGCTGCTAACCTAGAGGTCGTTGATGTTCCGAAGGGTACGCTGTATCGTATCGATGAGTATGATGGTCTTGAGTCAATCGAAACAGCCGATGAAATTGATTGGAAGGTAGCGTGAATCAGGCTACATACATCAACGGCAGATACTTGCCTTCGTATGAAGAAGTGGAGAGACGGAATCGCATCCGTCTTTCCCTTTTTGCTTATGCGTATGAGTTTGAATCTGACTCGTTGATATCTGACGGTGATTATGATAGACTGTCGTACAAGATTGACAAAAGCAGAAATACCGGTAACGAAAAGCTTGATAAGTTCTTTCGTGAAGAGTTTGAGCCGCACACTGGTCAATGGATACGCAAACATCCAGAACTTGATAAGCTCAAAGCAATGTATTTTATGATGAAGAACAAAGGTTCATACCTGCGTATCGGTGCAATGGTTATTGATTGGAAGAAGAGAGAGGTTGTTGAGATATGACTGAGACGGTTCTAATGCAGAAGATAATTTTTATTGATATTGATGGACCTATCATCAACACGCCTTGCTACTATATTGATTCGTTCGCATCAATTCAGCGGTCAGTGATGAACACACAAGCGATTGGATATGTCAATCGGCTCGCACTCCTGGCAGATGCTAAGATCGTTACAAACTCAACACACAACTATCATACCGTGAAAGAAACAGATCGCAATCTTAAGGCTGACTTGCTCAGATGGGGATTGAGGGAATCTTATATTCATGATGATTGGCGCACCTCGTTTCCTTGGCCAGACCTTGAGAGTGATCCTTTGTTTCCGACTCATCGACGCCTTCGTGGTATCATGGAGTGGGAGCGAACGAACGGTGAGGCGGATTGGATTGCGTTTGATGATGAGCCGTTTCTTGATAAGAGCGATCCTCGTTTAATGCATGTTGACTTTGAGCGCGGTATCGACTATGATCTATACAAGAAAGCTTGCAATCACTGGAAACTGAACCCAGAAGGTCTGATCGTATGAGTGACAACATCTGTAGCTGTGTCTGCTATCAAGACTTCTATATTCAACTTGAAGAGGCTCAAGACAAGATCGATGAGTTGCGCGCCAGAGAAGCGAGGCTGCGGGAGGCGTTAAACGAAATCGTTCGTGTTCCGCTGTGGGATGAATACAAATGCATTGAGATCGCTCGCGCCGCCCTTAAAGAGGAGGAGAAGTGATGAACATCTTCTATATCGATACAGACCCGTACAAAGCGGCTGAGCAAATGGTAGATAAGCATGTGGTCAAGATGATTCTTGAAACCGCACAACTGCTTTCGACCGCCCATCGTTTGCTTGATGGTGTAGAGTATGTCGGTCAGTCAGCGTCGGGTCGAAAGGCTCGACGTTGGCGTTTGCCTGATGATCGCGAAACCATTCTGTATTCAGCAACTCATATCAGCCATCCATCTGCTGTATGGTGTCGTCAGTCGAACAACAACTACATCTGGTTGTATTGTCACTTCGTTGGATTGCTGAACGAATACACTTATCGATATGGCAAAACTCACAAGTGCGCTGAACCTGCATTTCGTCAGATGCTACAGACTTTGCCCGCGAACATTCCTGTCAGTTATTTTACACCTGTTACCCCTGCGATGCCTGACGAATACAAAGTGCCTTGCTCTGTACAATCTTATCGCAACTACTACAAGCAGGGTAAGACGCATCTTCACGCATGGACTAAACGTCAAGCACCAGACTGGTTGGCTGCATAAATATTAAATCGTCATTATTCGGTGAAGTTTCTCAGAGGAGAAAATATCGTAAACAACTAAAAAGGAAACATAATGTTCAATCTCAAAATAGCTGCGTTTGCAGGCGCGGCTCTATTTGCATTTGCAATCGGAGTGCCAGCAGAAGCAGCGACGATAAAGAAAAGAGCAGGCGTTACGTATAGTTGCACAATAACACAAAATGGTTATGAAAGATGTGTAGCGATTAAAAAGAAAAGAGTAGCAAAACGAAGAACAAACACACAAAGAAGAACAGCGATCCTGCCACAGGCCGAATGGCCTGTTCAATATGACACCACACACATACATTCAGTAGCTTCTCGTTTTGTTGGTTTGCACGAAAGAACCGATAGAGGTACTTTAAAGCAAATCGTGAATGTAGACCCAGCAAGAACGCCTTGGTGTGCTGCATTCGTAAATGCTATGTTAAATAGATCAGGTATCGAAGGTACAGGATCTAATCATGCGAGAAGCTTCTTAAGATATGGAGTCGCCACTCATGCACCTAGAAAGGGTGACATCGTAGTGGTCGGGAGCCATGTAGGTTTCTATGAAGGTCGAGTGACACTTAATGGAAGAACATATGTGGCAGTCCTTGGTGGTAATCAAGGCAACTCTGTGAGAACAAGTTATTATCTTGCGTCAAGAGTCATATCTTACCGCAGAGTAGCCTGAGATTATAAATAGGAGTATCAATGCCAGTATATTCATTCGTTAACAAAGATAGCGGTGAAGAGTATGAACTTACTCTCACCTATGATGAGATGAAGAAGCACCTTGAGGATCATCCTGAGGTGAATCAAACATTTCGTATGAACCTAGTCGATCCAGTAGGCATCGGCGTCAGCAAACCGCCATCAGATTTTCAAAAGTATGTCATCGGAAAAGTTAAAGAAGCTCCGGGGGCACACAATCCTGCAATCGAAAAAAGATGGCATATTCCAAAAGAAGTGTAAATTGAAAAATAAGAAGCGTATTGGTACTTCAAGAACAGAGAGGGGTCGCTCGGCGAGGGCGACCCCTTTTGCGTATAAAGGAGCAAACATGTCTAAGAAGCCAAAGAAGAATAATGCACAGCAACAGACACCTGCACAGAACAATCACTTTGAACTTCGCACTATCAAGCCTCTTACACCAAACCAGCAAATCACATTCGATGCATATAGACAAGGCTACAATCTCATGCTTCATGGATTTGCTGGCACAGGTAAAACATTCTGCGCCCTTTATCTAGCACTAGAAGAAACATTAAAAATAAACTCAACCTATGATAGAATTGTACTGATTAGATCAGTCGTACCATCCAGAGATATGGGTTTCTTACCAGGTTCCATTAAAGACAAGATTGCAGTCTATGAAGAACCATATAAAGAAATCTGCGACGATCTATTTGGTCGCGGTGATGGATATGGCATTCTTAAAATGAAGAAGATGATTGAGTTTACGACAACTTCATTCTTACGCGGTCTGACATTCAACAATTCTATCGTGATCGTAGATGAGACCAACAACATGACATATCAAGAAATCGATACCGTCATGACTCGTCTTGGTAACAACTCACGCATCATCTTCTGCGGAGACTACCGCCAATCTGATCTGAATAGACCATATGAAAAGACAGGCATCAATACGTTTATGAGTGTTACGAAACGTATAAATAGTTTTAAACACATAGAGTTCCAAAAAGAAGATATCGTTCGTAGCGGTGTCGTCAGGGACTACATCATTCAGAAAACGGAAATGGG